AGTTGGAACTTAAATGCGTTTAACAATGCTGGTAATACGTGGGGACCGTATTATACGTGGTGGAATAATAGTTATTTAAACGATAGTAACACTTGGTATGCTGGTTCTACGTGGAACACATACACGTTTAACAATCAAGGTAATAATTGGGGACAACAGCACACGTGGACACCTTATCAATTCACAAACGATAATAATTCGTGGCAACAACAGCATACTTGGAGTTTAAATACGTTTACTAGTGACGGGTATTCGTGGAACGATTATCCTGCTCTTGGTGACCAGTTTTTATGTCCAGCACAAAATGGCACATGGGTTCCAGATCCAGCATTCCAAAACCCTGCAGAAGAGTATAACATCTACAGGACGGATACTGCAGGACATACTGCAAATCCACCTGAATATCATTATATTGATACTATCCAGCATTACGGTGTTGATATATCTACTCAAACGTTTGTTGATGATACTCAAAAGGAAACGATAGACTATTACTACAAAGTAACACAAAATTCTAATAATATTGAGTCTGAATTTGGACCATCCGATAAGGGGTATGAAACTCAATAAAAACTTGACTTTTACACAATAGTATAGTATAATAGTAACTTAACAGGAGAATATATGTACATAGAATTATGGCAATTGGGGTTCGTAGCAGGAATTGGATTATCTGCTTATTTTTCATTTAAGCAGGGTCAAAAAGAAGGTGTTCAGGCAGGAGTACATATTGTTATTAACGACCTTCATGAAAAAGGTATTATAGCAATCTATAAAAACCACGAACAAGGTGAAGTGGTTGTTGGTAGATATGATGAAGATGAATTTGAATTAGTAAATGAAACAGAAGTAGATTATGACGATGAAGACGACCACTGGTAAAGAAGAAGTTTGTGATGAAACTTGCGATTGTCATTCTGAGGATCCAAGAAACGGACTGACTGAAGTTGGTGATGATGTTTGGACCGATGAAAATGGTGGTGAGGGTCCAAGTGAACGTATGTTAGAGTTGCTTGAAAAGAAGAGAATTAGAAACCTTAAAACAAAAGGGGGAATAAAGTCATAATATCGCTTTACTTTTTCCTTGAAGTCAGGTATAATACGTAGTATATTAAATAAAAAAAGGAGTTATATGATGAAAACAAGTGAAGTAAGAAAAGAAATGGTTGACGCACTCAAAGATGGTGTTGCGACAGTAACATTTACTAAAAAAGATGGCACTGAACGTGTTATGATGGCAACTCTACAAGAAGAGCTTCTGCCTAGAAAACCTATTATCGACACTTCTGTCGTTGCTAAAAGAAAAGTTAATGAAGATATTATTGCTGTATTTGATACGAATGCAAACGGTTTCCGTTCGTTCCGTGTTGATTCTGTAATTTCTTTCTTTTCCCCTCGTGTTGCTATGGATAATGTTCAAGCATTGTTTGACTAGAAATGCGTAAGAATGACGTAAAAGTTCTATCTGAAATAGAACATGTTTTACATCGTCCAGGAATGTATGTTGGTGACACCACACTTGGCAGTCACCAAAAGTGGGTCATGGAAGAGGGTAAAATCCTTAAAAAGAAAGTCAAAATCGTTCCTGCTTTCTTAAAACTGTTTGACGAAATAATCAGCAATTGTATTGATGAGGGGTTTCGTACGGACTTTAAATATGCTAACGAAATAAAAGTGAGGGTAGAAGATAATGGCAAAATTACAATCGAAGATAACGGCAGAGGAATTCCAGTCGTTAGTACAAAAGATGGAAAAACACAGGCAGAACAAGCATTCACAAATCTCCGTGCTGGGGCAAATTTTGACGATGGGGTGGGCAATGTTTCTATTGGTACTCATGGTCTTGGTTCTACTTTAGTCAATATACTGAGTAAGAAATTTATTGCTCATACTGATGACGGTAAGAAACACTTCCGTTTACAGTGTTCAAAAAACATGAGTGAAATTGATACTATTATAACCAAATCAAATGGTGTAAAAGGTACAATGGTTTCATATTTCGCAGACTTTGATAGACTCGGTATGAATACTATTGACGGTGACCATATGGGTTTGCTTGAGAAACGTGTTAATGATTTAGCAGTATGTTTCCCGCAAATTAGGTTTAAATACAACGGACGTCTAGTTAAGAGTGCTAAATTCAGAGACTACCTATCAAAGATTGGCTCAGAGTTCGTAGCACACGAAACAGACAACTATTCCGTAGCAGTACTACCTAGTGATGATGGAAACTTTATCTCATTCGTAAACGGTATTGATACGTTCGGTGGTGGTGTTCATTGTGATGTTGTATCATTATCTATTGCTTCTGCGTTAAGAGATTCAATTAAACGCAAACACAGACTAGACATACGTATTCCTGATATTAAGAATAAATTATTGTTTGTTATTGTAACAAATAAAGTATCAGATCCTAAGTTTGATTCGCAAACCAAAGAACGATTAACTAACAACGATAAGGATATTAAACCTATCTTTGCTGGTGTGAACGACGAGAAGTTCATTGCTCGTATTATGAAGAATGAAGAGGTTATTCAACCTATCATTGAAGCATTGTTATTAAAGAAACAACTTGCTGAAGCACGTGCATTACGTAAAGCACAAAAGACTGCTAAGAAAAAGAAAGTTGCTAACCACATCTCTGCTATCGGTAAGAACCCAGAAGATAAGATTTTATTTATCACTGAGGGTCAATCTGCTATCAGTAACTTGATTAACGTTAGACAAACTGCTATCCATGGTGGTTATCCTCTGAGGGGTAAAGTTAAAAACGTTCGACAAATCAAACCTACTGACATTATGAAGAACAAAGAGTTATCTGAACTGATGAGTATTATTGGTTTGGAACTTGGTGAAACTGCTACTGATTTGAACTATGGTCAAATTGGTATCCTTGCTGATGCTGACTTTGATGGGTTTTCTATTGCGGCTGCCTTGGTCAACTTCTTCTCATATTGGAAAGAACTGTTTGATGAAGAACGATTATTATTCATTAAGTCTCCTATTGTTATTGCTAAGAAGAAGAAACAAGTCAAACGGTTTTATGATTTAAAAGATTTTTCTGACGCAAAACTTGACTCTGATTGGAAAATAGAGTATAATAAGGGTTTGGGTTCTTTGAGTATTGAAGAATACGACTTAATGATTAACGACCCAGTGACCGAAGTGATTAAATTTGATGATGAAGCGACAAGAAGTCTTGAGACCGTATTTGGTAAAGACTCTCTACCTCGTAAAAAATGGTTAATGAAATGAATATAACACAATTAATAGATACACAATATAAGGATTATGCGAAGTACGTGCTATACAGTCGTGCTATCCCGCATATGATTGACGGACTAAAACCCTCTCAACGTAAGATTTTATACACGGCATTAAAGACTGCCAAAGGTGCTAGAATTAAAACAGCATCGTTAAGTGGTAACGTAATTAGTCAGGCAAATTACCACCATGGTGATGCTTCTTTAAATGAAGCAATTACTAAGATGGTACAACCGTTTGTTAATAACGTTCCGTTGCTACGTGGTCATGGTTCTTTTGGTTCTAGATTAGTCCCTGAGGCTGCAGCCGCACGTTATACGTATGTGCAGACTCATAAGAACTTTGAGCAGTATTTTGCTGATACTATGGTCACAGAGACTTCTGTAGACCCAGAAGACCCCGAGCCGGCGTTTTATTTGCCATTAATCCCTTGGGTATTAGTGAACGGTATTAAGGGCATAGCGGTCGGATTTGCGACCGAGATACAGCCCCATAACCCTAAAGAACTTGCTAAATTATGTACCGCTCATTTGAGTGGTAAAAACATATCTAAAAGAAAACTACTTCCTACTTATCCTGGATTTACTGGTAAGATTGAAGAAGTAAATGGTGATGTATTTTGTACTGGAATATACAAACTTAAAGGTTCTACTAAGTTAAACATTACTGAAGTTCCTGTTGGATTTACTCGTGAGTCTTATGTTGTTCTACTTGATAAACTAGAGTCTGAAAGTAAAATCGTATCGTACGTAGATATGTGTGATGCTTCTGGTTTTAAGTTCAACATAACATTAAGACGTGGTAAGACTTTGACTGATAATCAGATTATTACTATGTTTAGGTTAAAGAAGAAACTAAACCAAAATCTAACGGTTATTAATCAGGACGGACAGTTAAAGGTATATGATAATACTATTGACATCGTTAAAGACTTCTGTGATTATAGAATCACTAAGTACGTAGAACGTTATGAATGGTTAGTTGCTAAGGGTGGTGAAGACTTAGAACTAATCCTAGCAAAGATTCGTTTCATTGGTAAGATTATTAGTGGTGAACTGGACTTTAAGAATAAGAACAGAAAGCAAATCTTCAAAGAGTTAAGTGATACTACTGATGACTCTGAAGAGATTATTGCTATATTAATCAACATGCCTATCTATTCACTATGTCAAGATGAACTTGATAAATTGAAAGACAAGGGTGCTGAATTATATGAACAAATTAAAGGTTGGAAATCGATTGACGTGACTGACCAATTTATTAAGGAATTAAAGGTGATTTAAATGGAATTTATGGATGAGATGCCAGTTGAAAATAAACAGGCAGAACAGAAAAAGAAACCAATGAAAAAAGTTAAACCTGCAGATGGGTTTGATATTGAAATAGGGTCGTTGTTATTCACAATGGGTGATGTCGACCTTGAAATTAAGGATGTGAAAGTGAGAGATATGGAAGAATTTAAAAGGTTTATATTTGAGGTGTTGAGTCAATGATACTCGTGGACTACAGCCAAGTTATGATTGGAGGGTTAATGTCGCAAGCAAAATCGATGAACGATGTAAGTGAAGATTTACTACGTCATATGATTCTTAACACATTAAGAAGTTACCGTAAGCAGTATGGTAAGACGTATGGAGAATTGATATTATGTATTGATTCTAGACATTACTGGAGACGTGACGTATTCCCTAACTATAAACATGCTAGGAAGTCTGGTCGTGATAAGTCAGCATTTGATTGGGAAATCCTATTCGGATGGTTTGATAAGATTAAGGCAGAACTTAAAGAGAACTTCCCATACAAGATGATTGAGGTTATGGCAGCTGAGGCGGATGACGTTATTGGTGTGCTGAGTAAGTATAAGCATATGGAAGAAAAGGTATTAATCCTATCAAGCGATAAGGATTTCATCCAACTACATAAGTACAAGAATGTTAAACAATACTCCCCTATGCAACGTAAATGGGTAAGACATCCAGACCCAATTGCGTATGCTAAAGAACATATTATTCGTGGTGACCGTGGTGATGGTATTCCAAACTTCCTAAGTGGTGATGACTTCCTTGTAGAAGGTATTAGACAGACGTCAATTGCTAAGAAGAAACTGGACGTATGGTTGACTCAAACTCCTGAACAGATTTGCGAGGGTAATGATGAAATGATGGAAAGGTATCAACGGAACTCACAACTAACGCAGTTTGATGAAGTGCCTCAACTATTACAAAACGATATCCTAAATGCATTTAAGAAAGAACCAATAGGACAACGTAAGAAGTTATATAACTACTTCGTGATGAATAAATTACAAAACTTAATGGATGTTATAGGAGACTTCTAATGACATATGAATACAAATGCGAAAAGTGTGACCATGAATTTACATTCAGTCGACACAATTCAGAATATAGAATGCCAGCAGACTGCCCCGAATGTGGTACAAAGGATGGTGGTAAGAAACAAATGTCAACCCCGTTCTTTATAACTGCTGGTGGTGGACATAAAAATATTATAAGGTAAGTCAAATATCGCTTTACTTTTAGGTCAAACTAGGGTATAATAGGTACTATAAATGATTGAAAAGGAGTGATATGAAAAGTGTAATTGAGATATTAAATGAGTTAGAGAGTGATAATAGTCGTCTATTTAAGATAAACGTGCTTGAGCAAAACCTTGATAACAAACTATTTGAACGTGTTCTAAAGGCGACTCTAGACCCATACACTCAATATTATATTAGAAAGATTCCAGAATACCCAATTTATGAAAGTAAGTCAAAACAAACCCTTGATTGGGGGTTGGACGCGTTAGTCGAACTATCTTCTAGAAACGTTACAGGCAACGCTGCTAAAGAACATTTAATTGATATTCTAATTAACCTTTCTGAAGGTGATTCTGAAGTAATTAAGAGAATTATTGGTAAAGACTTGAAGTGTGGTGTGAGTACGTCAACTGTGAATAAGGTATATGGTAAAGGGTTTATTGAGAAATACCCATGTATGCTTGCTTCGTCTTATAATGAGAAGAACTTTAAACATATCAAATACCCAGCTATCGTACAGTTAAAGTCTGATGGCATGAGGGCAAATATCATTATGAACCCAAATGGGGACGTTGGTGTCCGCAGTAGAAATGGTAAAGATATTGAACTTCATGGTCTATTTGACGAATTTGTTAGAGGTATATTTTATAAGAAACCAACATTAGAATCATTAGACCAATTTAGAGGTGGTGTTATTGATGGTGAGTTGGTTGTACTTGGTGCTTATGATGGTGAAATTTTAGACCGTAAGACTGGCAATGGAATTCTTAATAAAGCAGTAAAGGGAACTATTACAAAAGAAGACTCTAAACGTGTTAGGTTAATAGCATGGGATTTAATTCCACTTGAGGATTTTAAAGCATTGCGTTCTGATATACCATATTTTGATAGGTTGGATGTATTAAGAACTCGCATGAGCGAGGTTTCAAACACCTTTGAAGAACAATTAATTGTGATACAACCTACTACTTTTGTAGATAACTTTGAGCAGGCAAACGAATTATTTAATGAAGCACTAAGTTTGGGTGAAGAGGGTGTTATTATTAAGAATGGTGACTCACCATGGGAAGACAAACGTTCTAAGCATCAAGTTAAGATGAAAGCAGAACTTGAAGCAGACTTATTGGTAGTTGCTTGGAATGAAGGTTCTGGTCGTATTGAAGGCAAGATGGGTTCTGTTACGTGCGTGGATGCTAATGGTAATTTAGAAGTAAACGTTGGTTCGGGATTCAATGATGAAGACCGTGAGATGGTTGCTGAGGATATCGTTGGTAAGATTATAACGGTTAAATATAACGAAATTATACAAGATAAGAGGAAGGGTAAGAAATCATTATTCCTCCCTATCTTTGAAGAGATTAGACTAGATAAATCAAATGCCGACCAATTTTGAAGAACATCACAAACAAAAGACTAAAGAATTAAAAGAAAAACGTTTGGCAGTTTGTGCTGAATGCGAACACGTCCGAGACCTAAAGAATAGGGGTTGGATTAATTATTGTAATTTGTGTGGATGTATGTTGCTTGTAAAAGCAAGAATACGTTCTGCAGATTGCCCAATAGGAAAATGGAATGAATTATAAAGACAGTGGGGTAGACCTCCACGAACAAAATATGTTTAATGCAAGGTTATGTAGTAAAATGCCTTGGTTGGGTGGATTTGCTGGTGCATATGATATTGGTGAAAACTACCTTGTATCGTCAACAGATGGAGTAGGCACTAAGATTAAACTATACATTCAAGCACAGGAAGAAGATGGAGTTAATATTAAGAATATTGGTATTGACCTTGTTGCTATGGTAATGAATGATATTGTCTGTACCGGCGCAAAACCTATGTTTTTCAACGACTATCTTGCGGTGAATACATTAAGTCAAATTGACGCAATGGGGTTAATTGAGGGTATTAACGAGGGTCTAGCACAGTGTGGTGATGGTATTCCTTTGATTGGTGGTGAGACTGCTATCATGGGTGATATGTATAAAGAGGGTGAGTTTGATATAGCAGGATTTGGTGTAGGTGCTTGTCCTCACGACAACTTTATTGATGGCAGTGGCATTACTGACGGTGATGTTATGATTGGTTTAAAATCTAATGGGTTCCACTCAAACGGTTATACTCTTATTCGTAAGGTTGTTAATGAGTCGTGTGAAGTTGCCCCTCTTGCTGATTTACTCAAACCAACTACAATATACGTAAAACCCGTCCTTGAGGTGTTGGATAAACATAAAGGAAAGGTTCATGGTATTTCTCACATTACTGGTGGTGGTCGTGATAATGTTGATAGGTTGATGGGTGAGGATATTAACCTAAGACCAGTGTGGTTTGAAAATCAAACTATAACTGAAGAGATGGAATGGGTTAAACGTAACGGTGATATTGATGAAATTGAGTTCCGCAAGGTATTTAATAATGGTGTTGGTATGGTGTTAATTGTAGACAGAGATGAATATCCAGAGATACAAAATACCCTTGATAGACTAAAGGTTGAGCACGTTGAAATTGGTGCTATTGGTACTAGGATTCAGAACTGATGAACATATATGTTGATATCGATGGTACTATATGCGACGGAGACTTCCCGTATAATAATTGTACACCAATGAAAGAACGTATTGCTAAGATTAATTCATTATACGATTCTGGTGATAATATAACGTATTGGACGGCACGTGGTGGACGTTCTGGAGTAGACTTCACTCAAATAACTAAGTCCCAATTGAGTATCTGGGGCGCAAAGTACCACAACTTAATAATGGGCAATAAACCTTCGTTCGACTTATATATTTGTGATAAGAGTATTAACTCAAATTCGTATTTTAATAGAATAATTGGACAGTCGTGTGGTATGGGCAGAAAATAAGTTATAAAATACTTTACTTTTGACCATTAGTATAGTATAATATAGGTATATGTGTTGAAAAATAAGTAGTATTTTTACTACGAAATAGTTTTATTTTTACTACTTGCCACGTATATATATTAGTGATGGATAATATAGTCCATCCGTATTTTATTTTAATTAGGAAACATTATGAACAATAAATTTTTACTAGCAACAATGATTGCTACAACTTTAACTGCTAACGCTGGTGTTGAACTTTCTGGTAACTACGAAGGAACTTTCACTGACGGATCTGGTGCTACATACGCACAAGACCTTGACCTAACATTAGTTGGTTCAACTGACGGTGCTAAGGTAACTATGATGATGGAAGACTTAACTGGTAGTTCTGCTGTAACAGCAACTCAAGTATTCGTTGAAGCAAACGTAGAAACTTTAGACCTTAAAGCAGGTAACTACAAGACTCAAAACGGTTCTGGTTTGATGCAAACAGAAAGTGATGTAACTAACCAATTCGAAGTTGCTACTTCAATTGCTGGTGCTTCTTTGACTATCGGTCAAGTATCAGGTGACGGTAATGCTACTGTAGACGCTTCAATGGAAGTTGCTGGTTTAGACGTAACTGTTCAAAACGTAACTGCAACTGATCGTTTCATTACTGTTGTTGCTAACTTCTTTGGTTTTGGTGTAACTGCTGAGACTCAGAACACTACTGTTGGTCGTAACACTGCTGTATCAGCAACTGCTAACATCGCATTAGGTGAAACTTCTGCTATTAACGTAACTAGTGTGTTCGTTGATGTTAATGATGCTACTGCTATTACACAAGACGACGGTATTTTAGGTGACATTTCTGGTGCTAATAATGGTTCAACTGTTAAAGGTGCTGTAATTTCAACTGCTACATCGTTCGGTACTGTAACGGGTAAAATGTATGAAGTGAACGATACTACTACATTTGCTGGTGAAGTAGAACGTGGTGCATTGACTGTTGGTTACACTAAAGTGGATAACGTTGACGGTGTATTTGATGCGAAGATTAACATAGCATTTTAATCTTAATTAGGGCATCGTAGACCTACTATAAACGTGGGTTTCTTTGCCCCTTTTTACGCTCTAAGGTACTAAATAAGTATATTATA